TACCGTCAAGGTGGTTTTAACATACACGGTAAAAATGTAGAAGAACCTAAGAGTGCCTTCCCTCAGGGAAAGTGTCTGTTTTTATAATCTAAACATCTATTAAATGTCGGGTGCATTAATACAGTTGGTCTCTAAAGGAGTTCAAGATGTGTATCTTACCAGTGAAGAAGGTCATTCTTTTTTTCGTATGAAGTTTACGAGACATACAAATTTTTCTCAGGCTCCAAAATTGATTAAATCGTTGACCCAAACTGACAACTCAATTACTATACCAGTTTTAGGTGATATCATTAATGGTATTTGGTTTGAGAAAGTCGGTGTAGATGCCGTAAACATGTCTTCTAATCTTTTTTACAATTCCACTATCGAGCTTTATATAGGGGGTCAAAAAATAGATTCTCAACATTTTGATTATTACTCGGATATATGGCACAATTATATGTCTGACACATGGACTAAGACACAAGAATTGAATAACAAAGTTTCTAAATCCAATCCAGCATTTCTCCCACTTCATTTCTTTTTTTGTGATCATAAGGCATTCTTACCCCTTCTAGCATTACAACATCATCAAGTTGAAATCAAAGTCAATTTTGATGACACATATTATAATGATTCAGTTCTAAATCTTACAGATGTACAAAAACGAATTAATGTATACGGCAACTATATTTACCTAGATAAAGAAGAACGAGAATCACTTGTGAATCGAAGTCTCGACTTTATCATCACACAAACACAACAGATAGTTCTTCCAATGGAGACCGTGGCTAATAACTCTCTAGGGGGTGGTGATAATACATTTGATATTTCGTCGTTTAATCATCCTGTTAAATCACTCTTTTTTGGTTTTGGTGCATTAAGTGATGATTTTGCGAACGATCGTTTGACATTTTTAAGTGGTGATATCCAAATCAATGGAACCCCGATCCTTGAACGGATGTCTCCAAATTATTTTCACACAGTACAAAACTATTATAAATCATCGTACGGTGCGACCGATTTTGTCCACGAAACCAACGTACTTTTCAATACAAGGTACTTCGCGTATCACTTCTGTCTAAATGCATCAGACTATAATCCATCAGGAACCCTAAACTTCAGTCGTATCGATAATGCCAAAATTACATTACGAGGTGTGGAGAAGGGTAATCTTAGACCAAGTAATCAGGAGTTAAGTATATATGCAGTAAACTATAATGTTCTAAGAATTAAGGATGGTTTAGCTGGAATTTTATTCGGTAATTAAGGTATAGATGGGTAGGACAGCTCGTTTCGATCAGGTTTTTGTAACCAGTCTAGACGCAGACCCAGTCGAGCAAGATGTACTTACTGACGTAAAAAGTATTATTACAAAAGAGATTGATGTCGAAACTATCACAGCAGAGAGATTTGCTATTTCTAATACAAATCCTACAAAGAATATTTCTATAGGTTCAAATATTTTTGTAGAGGATACAGCAACGAATATCGTTCTTGATGTGACCAAGGGTATTCGTGCCGAGCGTTTGTATGTGAATGATAAGATTGGTATTTCGGCACCGAGTGCTACAAACGAGTTTCAGATTGGACCAAATAATGAATTCATTATTGACCGTAGAAATCAGCATTTAGTTACCGCACAAGGTAACGTTTCATCTACAAATGTTCTAGTTTCAAATATTATAAATGTTAGCGAAGTATTTATCGTTGATAATGATGCAGCGAATGTGTTGATGGTTGACGGAAATATACATTCTACAAATTTATCAGTTGGAAATTTCTTGACTGTGGGTAACGGTGGTACTGATTATGAGCCGGGTTCAAATGTAGCAGTTTTTAATGGTGCAAATGTATGTATTAGCGATGGTATTTTAACAGTAAATGGTAATCTCCATGTGAATGGTAACGCATTCATAACTGAAAGTGCACAATACCAAACAGTTATCAATCTAGTTGTTGAGAAAAATGTGATTCAACAAGGAGAGACAAATAACAAAAATGCGCCATTCGACAATGCTTTACTAATGACGGAGGGTGGTGATGGAAGTGTTTCAAATCTTGTATTTGGATATCAATTTTCAAATAATGAATACGTTCTTGGTCGAACTCAAATGTCACCGGAAGAAACAAGGATTCATATGGATCAATCTAACACCGTCAATCTTCATGTGTACGGGCAGTTATTCACGGATGGTAATGTATCTGTAGCAAACACTAATCGATTCCACACATTATCTATAGGCTCAAATGTATTTTTTGATGATGTGGGTTCGAATCTATTCGTATCTACTGGAAATGTGTCCGTCGAAGGTAACGTAGTAGCGGGTGGTATAAGGATTGGAAATCTTTTAGACCTAAATCCAGATGCTACTGTACCAGTTCTCATTAATCAAAATATTAAATCAAATGCGATTACAACTACTGGTTACACACATTCAGGTATTGCCAATCTTGTACCAACAAATACATTGTCTATCGGTGCAAAGATATTCGGGAATTTGATATCCGCGAATACATTAACTGTTATAGGTAATACGACTACAACAAATCTTTATACAGAATCAATTTATTCACATGCAAACGTTTCCATACATGCAGATAGATTCGGTGTTGACAGTGTGACAGATGCACTCGTTCTTAAATCCGGTCCCACTGCTTCAAATGTGAGCTCAATTGAAATATCTGGTGCGAGTACATCAAATACGAATCAAATAATCAAAATGAGTACAAAAAATACAGAAAGAATTAGAATTACCCCTGAGGGTAGAATAGGTATATCGAATACCGAACCAAGTGAAATATTAACAGTTGCGGGTAATGTCCATACAACTGGTGGAGATGGTTTTATTTATGGTAATACATGGGGAACGACGGGGTACACGAGTTCTCGTATGTATTCAACTGGACTTGAAAACAAGATTGAGAATATTGTAGCTGAAGGTAAGGGTCTCAACATTTATGCGAGTAAAACTGCTACAATGGGTACACCAAAATTAACCATCCTTGAAACTTCAAACGTTGGTATAGGTACAGCTACACCCAAGGGTAGATTACATACATCTGGGGGTACAGTGTTTATCAACGATGAAATCACCAATCTTGGAACGTACAAGCATATTGGAACTCCACTCGTTGTTTCTAATGCAACTGCGGTTTCAGCAGATTTGACGGATTTCACAAAGGTTTTGGAACTTTGCAGAGAAGGTGGAACCGCTGGTAGTGATGGTGTGAGGGCAACATTCAAAATGGGTAAACACACAGCGGTTTCAAGTGGTACAGCTAATTCACAACTTGATATATTTTTAGCGAGTACAAATTACGAAACTGAGGTTGATGTGGTATCAATTCGAAGTGATGGTCGTGTTGGTATTGGTACGACTCTCCCAACCGCTCATTTAGAAGTACATTGTACGGGTGCAGCCAACCCCTTAACAAATGGTTTGTTGGTACACAATTTTGATGGAGCATCTGGTGATGCTATCTTAGCGGCAAAAACTCGTATACTCGAAGGTAATGTATTCACCTCTTACATCCAAACAAATGCAGGAAATAACTCCAGGGGTTGGTCAACAGGTGTAACTGGCACAGACTCAGATTTTAGAATCACACAAAATACAGATAACAATAAAGATTCTTCGACTGTGGGTTTATACATATCTGGTGATAATGGTAGGGTTGGTTTAGGTACAGATGCACCCCGGAGTTCCCTAGAGGTGGCGGGTAATGTTGTCATAGGTAGTGAACTTTCATTCAGTGGTCTCGCTGGTGACCCATTTGGCAACACGAAGCTTGTAGAAAGACGTTATACTGTAAATCAAGAGAGAACTGAACTTGTACTATTCAAGGGTAATGACGCGGGTACCACTTTAGGTCCCGATAGAATTCGACACATTGCAGCGGAGCATGTGTTCCAAACCTATACATCGGGGGGGACTTTCGATGACTTGGTTGCGGACCCAGTGTTGGATGCACCCTTAGTTGTCACCAACGACAGAGGTATTGTCGTTATTGGTGGAAGACGTTCAGACGCAGAGAATCGTGGTTCAAATACAAAACTCGTAGTAAACGGTGATATTGAGTTCGCTGGTCAGGGTGCGTTCTCACTGACTGGTATAGCATTCGTTACTACTAACCCCTCGGATGGATCTGACTCTATCAACCAAATTAGAAGTATTCTAGATGGAAGTAAGCGTCGTATACTTACGTTTACCCACCAGGATGGTAGTGGTGATTCTGAATATGCCCGTTTCGATTCAATTGGTAGACTTGGTATAGGTACAACAATTGTAGACTCTAATGTACATATTTATAACGGAAACACAACAGACCAAACACTACTAAAACTTGAGAGTCCTGGGGTGAACAAAGAAACTGGTATGCTCATCTACACTGGTGAGGGCGAAGGTGGATATCTCAGAGGATTCAGTAACTCTGAAAATGGGACTACAGGTCTCATTATGGGTGTCGCGAATAATAGTACTCTCACAAACTGTATTCATGTGATTCACTCGAGTAATGTTGGTATAGGTACAGATTCACCCGGTCAGAAGCTGACCGTAAATGGTATAGCTCGTGTGGAAAGTGTCACGAGTAACGCGACAATCGAACTCACAACATCGGCTGGAAGTGCGAACATTTATGCGGATACCACGGGTAATGTATTTATAAACCCATTGAGAACAGGAACAAAAAATACAACCTTCCTCAACAGTAATGTAGAGGTCATAGGTGATTTCTCTGTCGATGGTGCCCTAGATTTGGGTAACCAAGTCGGTTTAGGCCTCTCAGGTGAAAATGCGAATACGACACTCCATGTTAATGGTGGTTTCATCACAAACTCTGACCAGGTGGCGACGAAAAAGTACAGTCGTTCTACTACAATTACTAGTGGTAATGGTCAGGATATATGCTTTACATTTAAAACAAAAACATTTTATGCTAAAATCATAGCGGTATTACGTGAAGCAAGTGATGTACGCAACACAAGTACTATGATTCTCGAGGTGTCTGGTGGTACACACGATGGATCCACAACTTCTATGCACGATATAGCCCTTGGAACAGTGAGCGTATTTGGTGCTACAAACCCATACCCATGGAGTTCCACTATATCGGTCGGTAAACGGGGACTTAGCATAGAACCAACAGTGAAGGACGGAAACCCGGGTAACGACGCACGAACTTTTACATACGATTTATCAGTTGAAGTCGTATCTGGAGTTGACGGTGGACTTTCTAGAATAAGTCATAGACGAACAAACGGTCAGAACGGACTTAACGATGCGATTGGTGGTCAAGATTTACTAAGTGCATTCACATATTAAATTTACTACGAGGGAGGGTGGTACCCCGCGGTAGATTAAACATTTACGCCCTGATGGAATCAGAGACGGCTAGTGCTACTACGCCAACAATGAAAGCCATGATGACGTAATTTAATTCAGTTTCTTCGCGGCCGACCTGAGGCTTTACAGGTTCGGCCTTGGCCTCGGCGACAATTTCTTGCTGTCGAACGGGAGGCTCGAGCTCCTCAAGCGGACAATACGCTATCATTTATATAAGTTTAGAGATTTATTTCGGTCTTCTTCTTTCGACGAGTTCTCTTGGGTTTAGATCCTGAACCAACATTGACCTCCTTGACCTCACCCCCAGTGGAATCACCAGAGATGGACATGATATCAGAGAGATCATCATCCTCCTCAACAAGCTGAGGCGCCGAGGGTCCTTGTCCCATTGAGGTATTCATTGGGGGTGGGGGAGGCATCGAAATGCCACCCATGAGGCTTGAAATATCAAGTCCAGGTCCCTGCATCTCATACTGCCCTGAACCACCCACGGGTGCATCAACTGCGGGACCACTAGTGTCACGGGTGGTGTTTTGAACCGCCGCCATCATATTCTTCACCAGGTCTGGATTCTGTTTCATAACATCATTCATATTTGGCATCACGGACTTGAACATCGAATTTGTAAGGTGAAACATCATTGCCGAGCCACCCAACATCATAATCAGTTTTACCTCTGGTGCAACACTGACCTTAGATCTGTATTTCACATATAGTTCCTCAAACACACCATCATAATCATCAACATTCTCCATAACAGACTCAGACCAACCCTCAAGTTGAACCTCAAATGGGTTATACCTCTTATTCAAAAATTCAAGCCCAGTTACACAGGCGACCAACATACGGCGAGAGAAGCGAACTGATTGTTCAACATCTATACTGTATGTAATCCTCTTGACCTCTGATCTGAGTTCATCAACGTTCGAGTAAGCGTTCAACCTTTTGTTAACTGCAAATCCCTTCTTCTCAAGTCGAGCTAATTTGTTAATAAGATCCGACTTCTCTTCATCAATTGAAGTGTACCCCTTCGAGGGTTGTTCACCCTGGTCACTAGGACCGGGGCCCATCGGTTCATCATCGTCGAACATCATTGGTTCATCCTCACCATAATCAATTTCCTCATCCTGTTGAGGCTGAGTTGGGGCACTTTGTTTGTTGGGATTCACAAAAGCATCCATAGCCTCCTGACCCTGAAAAGATTGTTGAGGTCTTTGCATAGGCCTTGTGGGTCGAGGTACAGGTTTTGGTCGTGGTGCAGAAATTTGAATTTCATCCATCAGGGCCTGTTCATCAGCATCTAATTTCATCACAGTCGTTTGACCCCTATCGAGTACGATTTCTTCGTCCATCTACTGTCTATTTAGAAACTAAGAAAATCTCTTTAACGCACTTTAAAAAAATCTAAGTCTAATATAAATGCTTAACCTCAACAAGACCAACCGCAACGGCCTCATGGCCATAGCAGTTTTGATGACCCTCATCTTCATCCTGTCTTTTATGTCTGCGAAGACCGCGAATTATCAGCCCAGGCCAATTACCATTACACCCGTCAGTGAAGAATCTCTCTTCGACCTCAAGCCAGACCTTGAATGCACCGCTGGTTCAGGGAAGGAGGACAGCCCTTACTCTGTTGGTCTTACTCCAGGTGGTCTTTGTGGTGCCCAAAAACTTGTAGGTGATCATGCCGGATATGAGATCGCGGATGGAATTGGTGGATCTTTAATCTAAGCTAATGATATATGGCTTTAATCACAACGCCGACGGAGATGATTCCCGATCTAAACTATGAATATCATACCATCACAATTGATACTCTTAATCAGACTAGCGCGAACACATGGACGTGTTTTTTGACTCAGCCTCTAAAAAATGTTGTACAGGCTCGACTTCTAGCCGCTCGGATTAATACAGTCACACCAGGTAATGGAAGTGAACATTGCTACATTTCTATTGATGAGTTGAATTCTACATTTAATGATCGCGCTACCAATGTTTATGAAGGTCAGGACTCACTAAGTGTGCTTCGAAAATCTTTTGCTAGTATTGTTACTACAGATGATACTGGTATAATAAGTTTCAAAGATGATTACCCAATTGCTGTGCAATACGTAAATCCTATTCGAACAATTGATCGTCTCACTATCAATATTCGTAATCAAAGTGGTGTTCTTATAACACCACCAAATCCCGCCGAAAATAATTTTTTGGTTATTCGTTTCGTCTGTAGAAAACCCAACCTGTAATTTTTCTCCCCTTAAATTAGTATTACCATGTCTGCCGGTGTTGTTCAATTGATTGCTATAGGTGCCCAGGATAAATATATCATGGGTGATCCTCAAATATCTTTCTTCAGTTCAACATTTAAACGCCATGCTAATTTTTCACAATCCGTTGAAAAACAAACCATCCACGGAGCGGTGAAAAACAATTCTATGTCTAGCATCCAATTTGAGAGATCTGGTGATCTTCTCAGTTATGTGTATTTTACACTCGATGACAAAACCCAAGCCCTCGATATTCAACGATGGGACACCATTATTGATAAAGTTGAGCTTTTAATAGGTGGTTCCGTTATTGACACACAAGACGCAATTTTCACAGAGAAGATTGCTATTGATACATTTGCACAAAATGTATCTAGGAGTGCGAACGGTACACACCCCGGTATTTCTGCACGCTCATTTTTTTACCCTCTCAGGTTCTTTTTTTGTGAGGGGCCACAATGCGCTCTACCCCTTGTAGCCTTAAACTATCATAATGTTGAAATTAGGATATATTGGGCTACAGCTGCTGCAAATTACAATGTTGAATGTTATGCAAACTACTATTACCTCGATAATGAGGAGCGTGGTCAGGTTGCATCTAGAAAACATGATCTCCTCATAACACAAGTCCAAAAAAATATTGCTTCAGGTACTTTAGTTCAAGAACTTACGTTTAATCATCCAGTAAAATATTTAGCATCCTCGGATACAACAACTGATGGTGCCCTCACATCTCCCACAAACAAAGTTAAATTAAACATAAATGGTCTCGATGTAAGTAACTATAAATGGGGTAAACCACATTTTATAGACGTCACGAGTTATTATCACACAAACTTCGTAACTTCTCCAGATTTCTTTCTTTATTGTTTCTGCCTCTCAACATCCAGCTTACAGCCCACAGGAACACTCAACTTTAGTCGTGTATCGTCAGCTACTATCATGAGTGAGTCTATGAAGATTAATGACCCAATTTATGCAGTAAATTACAATATTTTGAGAGTGGAAAATGGAATGGCCGGTTTACTTTACGCAAATTAAAATACAACCTTATACTAAATGGTCAAGACCTTACCGACCGTTGAGAGGTCAACCCAGATTCGGTTTGGTAAACACGCTCAACAGGACCAGGGTGAAAACACGATCGTTCTAAATGCGAGTAATACCGCGGTTGATGCTTCGACAGGTGGGGCCGTTTATGTATCACCGGTTCGTTTTAGACCCGACTATGAAGGTAAGGCTGAAATTGTATTGATGATGTATAACACACTTACAAAAGAATTAACTGAATCTGGTGAATCAGCGCAAGATCTCATCGGTAATCAGGGTTTTCAAGCTGTAACCAACCAAGGTAATACAACTTCTAATAATCTAATTTTTTATAATAATGTAGCTGCATTTGTAACCACCGGTAATGTGGGTATAGCCAATTCCTTAGCTTCTCATACTTTGAGTGTAGGTTCCAATGTTTACATTGATGATAAAGGTATAAATGTGTTAGTTGTTTCCGGTGGGGTTGGCATCACGGATACAACCACTTCAACCTCTGCCACAACCGGTGCCCTTAAAGTTGCCGGTGGTATCAGTACCGAAGAAAACTTAAATGTTGGGGCCGTCACGAAGGTATTATCTGCGACTGATTCTACTTCTAAAACCACTGGTGCTCTAATTGTCACTGGTGGTGTGGGTATTTCTAAAAATATTCATGGTAAGAATGTTTTCGTTGAAGATGTCGTGTCAAATAGCGTAGTCATTTTAGACACTACTACTTCATCCTCCGCGACTACAGGTGCCCTCCAAGTTGCGGGTGGTATCAGTACTCAAGAAAACCTGAATGTTGGAGCTGTTGCTAAGGTGTTATCCGCAACGGATGCCTCTTCTAAAACCACCGGTGCCCTAATTGTCACTGGTGGTGTGGGTATTTCTAAGAATATTCATGCTTTAAACGCTAATTTTGAAGGTGTCGAAGCTGATAGTGTCAATATTACAGACACCACACCATCTAACAATCAAACAAGTGGTGCGTTAAAGGTTGCCGGTGGTTTAGGTGTAGCCGGAAACGTTCATTGTGGTAATCTCACACTCACTGGTAATTTAACAGTTACTGGAAACACAACGGTTTTTAATTCAAATAATCTTATAATTCAAGATCCCGTAATTGAACTTGGTAAAGGTAATTTAGCCGGTTTGGACACTGGTTTAGTTATGAATAATCCTCTAACAAGTGGAAATAAGGGTAACGTCGCTGTGATTTACGATTTCTCTACATCCAACCTTGAAATTGGTCATACCCTCAATAGTGCTACAGATACTGTTATTGTCATGAATACAGCAAACACACTCCCAGTAAATATAAACGGTACTCTAGGAGTCACGGGTTCAACCACGTCTTCCTCCAAAACAACGGGTGCAGTGACAATAGGTGGTGGTTTGGGTGTGGTGGGTGATATTCACGCTACAGATGTCAATTTCGAGGATGTTGAGGCTGATCGTGTTACTATCACTGATAACACTACATCCACTTCAGCAACCACTGGCGCCCTAAAGGTTGTGGGTGGTATCAGTACTCAAGAAAACTTGAACGTTGGTGCTGTTGCCAAGGTAATATCCGGGACTGACGCTACTTCTAAAACCACTGGTGCCCTAATTGTCACTGGTGGTGTGGGTATTTCGAAGAATATTCACGGTAAAAATGTGTTCGTTGAAGACATTGTCTCCAATAGTGTAGTCATTCTAGATACCACAACTTCAGACTCGGCAACAACAGGTGCCCTAAAGGTTGTTGGTGGTATCAGTACCCAAGAAAACTTGAACGTTGGTGCGGTTGCTAAGGTAATATCAGCCACAGACGCTACTTCTAAAACCACTGGTGCTCTAATTGTCACTGGTGGTATAGGCGTTGCTAAAAATATTCATGGTAAAAATGTGTTCGTTGAAGACATTGTCTCCAATAGTGTAGTCATTCTAGATACCACAACTTCAGACTCGGCAACTACTGGTGCCCTAAAGGTTGTTGGTGGTATAAGTACTCAAGAAAACTTGAATGTTGGGGCTGTCACTAAGGTATTCTCAGCCACGGATGCTACTTCTAAAACCACTGGTGCTCTAATTGTCACTGGTGGTCTAGGTGTTGCTAAAAATATTCACGGTAAAAATGTCTTCGTAGAAGACGTTGTATCCAATAGTGTAGTCATTCTAGACACTACGACTTCAACTTCAGTGACCACTGGTGCTCTCAAAGTCACTGGTGGTATAAGTACTCAAGAAAAGCTTAATGTCGGGGGTATTACGAAAGTTTGGGCCGATACAACAGCTACTTCTAAAACAACGGGTGCAGTTCAAATTGTTGGTGGTTTGGGTGTAGGTGGTGCCATATTCGGTGAGACAGGCAATTTTGGTGGTAGTATTACAGTAGCTGGTGATTTGATCGTTTCAGGTGAGACCATCAGTCAAGGGCAGAACAGTCTTACAGTTGCAGATCCTACAATCGAAGTTGGTATAGGTAATGTAAATGGTGCCGATGTTGGTATGGTTATGAATAACCCCCTAACAGGTGGGCATAAGGGTAATGTCGCAATCATTTATGATTTCTCGGCATCCAACCTTGAAATTGGTCATACCCTCAATAGTTCTGCCGATTCCACTATAACAATGAATACAGCAAACACACTCGCAGTAAATATAAATGGTACTTTAGGAGTCACGGGTTCAACCACATCTTCCTCAAAAACCACTGGTGCAGTAACCATAGGTGGTGGTGTAGGTATTTCAGGTGCTTTGTTTGGTGCCGCCGCCACCCTAGATGGTGTGGTGACTCTAACGGACGATACTACTTCAACCTCAACTACAACGGGTGCCCTCAAGGTTACAGGTGGTATCAGTACCCAAGAAAACCTACATGCCGCCGGTATGATAAAAGGTGCTACCATCTCAGGAACCAATGTATATGGTACCCTAGCTGGAGCTAATACAGCAGCTGTGACTACCCTAACAGCGACTAGTGTTACTGCCTCTGCTATGGTAAAGGGTGCTACTATTTCAGGGACCAATGTATATGGTACTTTAGCTGGGGCTAATACAGCAGCCGTGACTACACTAACTGCCTCCGGTATGGTAAAGGGTGCTACTATTTCAGGGACCAATGTATATGGTACTTTAGCTGGGGCTAATACAGCAGCCGTGACTACACTAACTGCCTCCGGTATGGTGAAGGGTGCTACCATTTCAGGAACCAACGTATATGGTACCCTAGCTGGAGCTAATACAGCAGCTGTTACTACCCTAACAGCCTCAGGTATGGTGAAGGGTGCTACCATCTCAGGGACCAATGTATATGGTACCCTAGCTGGGGCTAATACAGCAGCCGTGACTACCCTAACTGCCTCTGGTATGGTGAAGGGTGCTACTATTTCAGGGACCAACGTATATGGTACCCTAGCTGGGGCTAACACAGCAGCTGTGACTACCCTAACCGCCTCTGCTATGGTGAAGGGTGCTACCATTTCAGGGACCAATGTATATGGTACTCTAGCTGGGTCTAATGCAGCGGCTATAACTACCCTAAACGCCTCGGGTGTGGTGACCTTAGCAGATACAACTACTTCAACCTCAGCTACAACAGGTGCCCTCAAGGTTGCTGGTGGTATCAGTACCCAAGAAAACCTGAATGTTGGTGGTGATCTCAAGGTAGATACTTCTGTATTAGTGGTAAACTCTACAACAGATCGTGTTGGTATTAATAAAGCAGCACCTGCTTACTCTCTCGATGTTGTTGGTGATATCAACTTTACTGGGGACCTATATGAAGGTGGGGAACTATTCGTAAGTACACCATGGACAATTGAATCGTCTCCCACTGCATTGAGTTATACATCCGGGAACGTGGGAGTTGGCGCTATAAATCCAGCGGCAAAGCTGACTGTGACAGGTGATGCACAGATCACCACAACCCTAAATGTTGGTGGTGTGGTGACCCTAACAGATACAACTGAATCGACATCATCAACTACGGGTGCTCTCAAGGCAGCTGGTGGTGTCGGTATAGCGAAGGATGTGTACGTCGGGGAACGCGCCCATGTCACAGGAGGTCTCATTACAAATACTGGAGGTTTTGGAAAAAAGACATACTCGTATTCTACAAATTTAACCAGTGGTGCGAGTGTAGCAAATGCGACGTATGTTCTCGATTTTACAAATCACGCCTTCCATGCTAAAGTTACAGCGATGTTGATCGAATCGGCTGATGCTTCCGTATTTGACCAAGTTAGTACAATGACATTTGATGTTATTGGTGGTAAAATTGGGGGTTCGGGGAACTCACAATTTGTCCCAGCCTTGGGACAAATCAATGTCATTAGTACCAGTACAATGAATACACCTTGGGACTCAACAATAGCAACAGCCCTCGCGGGAACAACGGTAACAATAAAACCAGCTAACGCGTGCAACGGTGTGGTTCGTTTCAATATATTCGTTGAATACCTATGCCATGAATCGGGTGGAAGGCTTACAAGTATCAATTGCTCAGGTAACAGTCCTGATAGCGGGGATTTAGGCTATTAAACTATACATCCAAAACTTTTCAAATATCATTTTTTTAGGAGCGTTCCAGACTGCTAAAAAAATTATAGAGTTATATTAGATGACGAATAAAACAACATTTACGGGTGAAGTTAATATCCCATCAAATTCTAGTTATAAAATTGGTGGTAGTGCCGCTCCATTTATGCGAGTAGTAACCAGCACAGCTGTCAACACCGGTGCGGCTGGATCGACTCCAACTATAACAGCAGGAGGTAACGCGAGTGCTGGATCAATTACATTCGCGATTCCAAGGGGTACCGGTGGTCAAGATGGTAGTAATGGCCCCCCAGGAACTCCGGGTCCTCCAGGTCCTAACGGGGGTAGAGGTCCTCCAGGTCCTCCAGGTCCTAACGGGGGTGCAGGTCCTCCAGGTCCTTCAGGTAATTCTGGAGGAAACGTAGGGACGCACACCAATAATAATATACATACAAATTCTTATTTCAGAAGTAATGGGTCCGCCCATTTAGATAATCACAATTCTTTTGTATTCTATGCGACACAAAACACCCACGCACAAGGCTACCCAGGGGGATACTACACTTACTATGTGTATGCTGACGACGGCGGCGGCACCAGAACTGTCGGTCATTATTACAACGCGAACATTGGTTGTTTTGTACCACATTACATCCGGGCGGCGGGGTTGTCGATTAGGTCTGATAGTCGTCAGAAAAAGGAAGTAACTACTTTAGATACAGAAACATGCTTAAACAAAATTAAAAAGACTAGACCTGTTAGTTATCATGATAAATCTAATGGTCGTTTCTCATTAGGATTCATCGCCCAAGAAATGAAAAAAGAAATAAACATTGTAGTTGATGATAGGGAGGTTGGTTATATAACTAATTTACAAGTAATGGGGCAATTTTCAAATAAACGAAGCCAACGCGTCGACGAAGATTCAACAACCACCGCCAAGGGAGATTGGAACTTGTATACTTTCACATTGGCAGAAGGAGTGGAGTGGCCCGATCCAATGCCACTAGGGGTCCGGCCTAAAGGGGAAGTTTCCACGGCTGCAAGCTTGGGCTCCACTGAGGACAGACCAGTAGAACACATTAAATTTACATGTATGGGCGCCTTTAAAACCGATATCAAGTGTTTCAGTGTAGCGGTGTATGATTACAAATTCAGTGGTGCAGTAAAAGAGAGATCCGTAGACCTTCTAATTCCAGCAAAGACAGACGAATACCCTGGTGACAATGAATTCCCAAGAATAGATATAGATGAAGACGAACTATATTTTTTAGAGGGGATGAATGTTGATAATATCCACGCTATTAATTATCCCGAAGTATTCACCACACTCACAGGAGCTGTTCAAGAACTTGATAAAAAGCGAGTGTCAAATCAGAAACGAATAGATGCATTAGAAAGTAAAGTTTAATTTTTTTATGAGCGTCTCAAACTTCTAAAAATATTCTAGAGTTATATCAGATGACGAATAGTACTACATTTCCAGGTGAAATTAATATTCCATCAAATACTACGTATAAAGTTGGTGGTAATATAGTTCAAGTTTTGGCGGCTAACAGTGCCATAAGTGTTGCTACGGGAGACGCAGGATCAGATGCAAGTGTAACATTAGGGGGTAACGCGAGCGCTGCGACGTTGGCATTCACAATTCCTAGGGGTAATACCGGTCAGCAAGGTCAAAACGGACCCAACGCTCCATCTGTAGGTCCTCAAGGTTCTTCCTCGAACCAGGCTGGTCCTACAGGTCCTCCAGGTAGCAACTCGAACCAGGGTGGTCCTACAGGTCCTCAGGGTGGCGGGGCGTACCACGTCAATAGCGCCATCCAAACCAATGGATATATGAGATCGAATGGATATCAGTACATAGACAATGCCGGTAGTAACCGTACTTTCTATGCCTACTACAATTCACACGGTAATGGCCAAGTTGGTAATCAGGCTATTGGTGTCTATGTCAACCAACATATTCGCACCGGAGGACTTAGCATCAGATCCGATGAGCGTTCTAAGACTGATATAAAGACTTTAGATACAGAAGAGGCTCTAAAAAAAATTAATAATATTAGACCTGTTAGTTATATAAATAAAGGTAATCATAAATTATCATTAGGATTTATAGCTCAAGAAGTCAAAAAGGAATTACCAGTGGCGGTTTTTGATGAGGAAATGGAATTTGTAGAAAATATATATCTATTAGGAAATTTTACAAATAAACGATCATTTATTAGGCATGACGGAGCCGCATGTGTTCAGTATACTTTCGTATTCAAAGATGGAACATTCCCTTCTAACCTGAAATTTGAGAATGCAGAAATTTTAAAATTTCAAGTCGGCGGATCGCCGATCGAGGATGATGAATTTACGGCACTGTATGTGCGTCAATATTGTGGTGAACCACAGTCGAATTCTTTGGATGTTCTCATAGACGATGATCCAGACCATCGGGTCACAGTAGATGAAAGCATTGAACATCTTTTATGTGGATCAAAGGTGAATGATGCTCATTCTATTAACTATAACGAAGTATTCACTGTACTCACAGCATCTGTACAAGAGATCGATAAACAGAGATTATTAGATAGAGCGAGATTGGAAGTATTAGAAAGTAAAATTAAAGAAAAAGATGCGTAAGAGCGTTTATGAATGTTGAAAATATTCTGGGGGTATATCAGATGACGAACAGTACAACATTTCCAGGTGAAGTTAATATTCCATCAAATACTACATTTAAAATTGGTGATAGTGTACCCGCATTTTTAGCTGGAGTGACCTCTGTGTCTGTCAGTGACGGAGCCGCCGGTTCAGATTGTAGTGTAACTGTGGGGGGTAACGCCACAGCTAAGTCATTGGCATTCACAATTCCAAAGGGTGCCAACGGTCCTAACGGTGCTCCCGGTAATGCAGGTAACCCAGGTCCTGCAGGTAATAACGGTCCTCCAGGTCCTCAAGGTCCTGCAGGTAATAACGGTCCTCCAGGTCCTCAAGGTCCTGCAGGACAAAATGTGTATAATACAAACAACGCACTACAAACTAATTATTATCTAAGAGCGAATGGATACCAGTACTTAGATAATACAGGTCGCTCGCAGGTCTTTTATGCCGCCTCATATCAACACGGCAACGGCACCCCTGCTGGATCACATACTACTATGACCTACTTCGGAGATGACGGCATTTCCTATCAAACCCATTATCATCAGTTCAACCCCGCTATTAGTCTGTATGCTGCACAATGGATACGCGGTGCTGGTCTAGTGGCTAGATCTGATGACCGTTTTAAGACTGATATAAAGACTTTAGATACAGAAAAGGCTCTAAAAAAAATTCATAATATTAGACCTGTTAGTTATTTTAATAAAGTGGATTCAGATTTTCAGTTAGGATTCATAGCTCAGGAAGTAGAAAAAGAATTACCATCGGCGATTATGGATACAAAAGATGTTGTACAAAACATAAATCGAGTAGGAAATTTTTCAAATAAACGAGTCGTGGAGATACCGATGTGGATCAAGAATGAGAGGATCCCCGATGTAAAATGTTTTCTGTATACTTTCACATTTAGAGATAAAACCTGGCCAACTGACATGAAATTAAATGATTTTGAATCTTTAGATTTCGCAACAGTTACTGGAGAAGGAGAAGATAGTTTTATGGCAGAGTATAGGCGTGATGTTTGTGGTGAGCCATACAACCAACGGGGAGTTGGCATGATAGATGTTTTGATCGAGGATGAAGTGGAGGCGCCAGACATGAGCCTACCAGATGGTATAATTGAAGGTGATGAATTATATATATTAAATGGAACACGCACGTACGATTCGAAGATTCTTAAATATGATGATGTATTCACTGTGCTGACAGCAGCTGTTCAGGAACTTGATAAACAGCTGCAATTAGATTTGGAATGGATAGAAAGGTTAGAAAGTAAACTTAATTAAAAATAATTGACTGGCATCATGAGGTCTTTGATCTCACTGTAATCCAAAACATAAAATACACTCTCCTCTATGGATTTGTTTAAAACTAGACGATGCATTCTATGTTTACCATCGACCATACGATATTTTCGATTAGCTGGATTTGACATATTTGTAACAATTACAGATGGATCGTTAGATAGATGTATAGATTTGTATCTCGCACCATTGCAACAAATACAATTAGGACCAATTTTACTTTCCCCTAAGTTGTACCCCTTCCAGCATATCTCATCGAGTTTTACAGTCTGCTTTTTGTCATCTGTTAATAAATGTTGTATATCATCAATACACAATCTGTAAGCATTTCCGTCTATACGCCAATCACCATTCCACTTTGAATATTTAGCAGAATGGAATCCAAATTTCGGTCCACCACCAGGACCTCCTGGATAATTGCACAAGGCAGTGTAGTATGGAGAGCTCATTATTAGTATTATGATATAAAAAATCCAATACTTTTACGCTTACTTTCTGGGGATCCAATATAATGCCATAATTTACCATTTCTTGGTACGGTAAATTCATTTATATGCCATCCCTTTTTATCATATTTTGTGATGATTTGTTTCGTTTCTTCGTCAAAATACCTGAAGAAACTCTTGTTATCTTCCTCAGCCCATGTTATATAAACACGTTTACCAGGAAAATCACTATTAGTATGCCAACCACATACACCACCTGGGGGGTAATAGTATAAACCGCGAATGTGAATATGCGGCGACTTGTAAAAATTTAACAGTTTATGAATTATAGGACCTTCAATACCCTGTAAAAAATCATATTCATAGCTAGTTCTATTTGAATTTTTAGGATTATCACTAGGTGCTTGTACATCACCAAATGAATTTTTTATAGTTTCATACAAATCTTCATCTGGAACTTTTCTGTTGGGATCATAAGTTTTTTTCCTGTATTCAGTTGAATCCCAATCAAGTTTATCTAACAGGTCAAGTTCTCTTCTTAGTTTGGATATCTCCATTTTATACTACAGTGGTGAAAACTTTAAGTTTTATATCAGCTTAAAAATAAACTCTCACTATATTATAAAATGTCTGGTGGTATTGCCCAACTCGTAGCCGTCGGTGCTCAGGATGTACACCTTGTCGGTCAGCCTGAGGTCAGCTTCTTCCGCTCCACCTACAAACGTCATACAAATTTTTCCCAAACTGTCGAGCGTCAGGTCATTCAAGGCAACGTCGCTAACAACGGTATGTCCACCGTTCGCTTCGAGCGCAAGGGTGACATGCTCAACTATGTCTATCTCGTCCCCAACACTGGCACAGCAACAGCGACTGTCGCTGATTGGACTACTGTAATTTCCAAGGTAGAATTATTAATTGGAGGTCAACTTATTGATGAACAAGATTCTACCTTCTCTACACACATCGCTCCCCGAACTGCCGCGACCTCCTACTCCAAATGTGCTGCTGGTAATATCTATGGTGGCTCAGAAAATGAGAACTTTTACCCACTTCGCTTCGCTTTCTGTGAGAACTGGCAAAGTGCACTCCCACTCATTTCTCTCCAGTACCACGACGTAGAGCTTCGAATTACTTGGGGTGCTGCAGCCGCTGATAACAGTTTCAAGTGGGACGTATACGCCAACTACGCGTATCTTGATACCCAGGAGCGTGAGGTCTTCGCTTCCCAGCCCCAAAACATGCTCATCACCCAAACTCAGAAGACGGTTGCCTCTGGTAACAAGATTCAGGAATTGAACTTCAACCACCCCATTAAGTATTTAGCTTCTGGAAGGGGGGATGGTAACATCAATATCCTAGGCACTTCTAACAAGCTTAAGCTCCAAATCAATGGTACCGATGTTTCTGACTTCAAGTTTGCTCACCCCAATTTCAGCACTGTACCTCTCTTCTACCACACCTACTATGGCGGTGGTTATCAGATGAATTACCCCAGGTATCTTTTCTTGATGCCCTTCTGTCTCGACACTAGTAAGCTTCAGCCCACTGGCAGCCTAAACTTCTCCCGTCTTGATTCGGCTCGTATCATCAACGATACCGAGACTGTCGATGAGGATGTATATGCCGTAAACTACAACGTCCTCCGTATTGAAAATGGTATGGGTGGTTTGTTGTACTCGAACTAAATCTTCTCTGTATTTATTAAAAGATGTTTTGGATAGCAGTATTTCTCCTTGCCATCGTTTTTGTATTGACGTACGATCCTAACTCCAGGACACTCGAAAAGTTTGTTGGTCAACCCACACAACCAACAAGCAAATCGTGTGAAAATGCGCATTACGAAGCCGTTCAATTTGCCCAGAGCCCGTATGAATGCCCCACCGTTGGTAAGACTAAGATGGGTGCTGTGATGTAGAAAGCTTAAAAAGAAAATGACATTTTCATTTATAAATGGTTCCAGTCAATAAAGACACTCTATTCATAGTTGCAGCGATTGTTTTTGCACTTGGCTTGATTTACATGTTTAAAGAGTTAAAACAGGCTAAAGAAGATATCGAAGGTTTTAAAGGTTTCTCAGCCCAGGTCGTTCGACACTTAGCTCCACCCCCAGAGCCGGTTTCTGCTCCAGTTCCTGTACCTGAAAAGAAGCTTGAAGATATCGATGAGGTCGATGAAAAATCCGAAGAATAATCATATCCACTTATTATAACTTGCGAATGCGCAATGAAGAAGTACAAAGCGATTGCAGTACCGGTTACTTTTACCGATGGGAAACCGAGATTTCTCACAGTAAGAGACTGGAGATTTAAAGATTGGATTTTCGTAACGGGTGGGTGTAGAAGACGAGAAATTTACAACCCCTTGAGATGTGCCCTACGAGAATTAGAAGAAGAGACACGTGGTGTTGTGTCACTCAAAAATGGTGAATATACAGAATTCAAATTTATACATAAAGAAAGCCCAACAGTAGACCTAGAATATAACGTATTCATATTCTTTGTCAATTACAATCGATCAGAACAACAAACACAAATTCGTAAGTTTTACGAAGAAAAACACAAAACACAAATCAAAAAGATGAACAATCAACCCATTCGTAAAACCCACGATGAGAATGATTTCATGAGTTATGACACACTAGAAGAATTCAATGGACGTAAACGATGGAAGCTAATCATAGATAATGTTATTAAGAATCCACAATTTTACGCGTGTATAAGTTCTCACAATAGAAAAACCTTCTCTATTAAATAATGAAGTCCAAGGCTTTTATTTTAAGACAGATTGGTGAACTACTCGAGAAGAATCGAGGACTATGTGAAGAGGAGATTCAACAGTGGTACAAAGAAAATGAAAGTAAAACGGTTTACGAATTACTCACTTTTAAAAAGCAAATTTCTCAAAATCAAGAATATCAGGACGTATCATGTATGAAATGGTTTAGAGATGAAGAACAATAATAAGGTATGTTTAAGAATTGGTACACTTCCCAAAAATTCAATAATGCTACCAATCTATCACATGTGCTCATGGACGGAGGTAAACTCTCAGTGCCATTTGATAGATTGAATGAATTTTACGATAAGTATATAGAATCTGTAAAATCTGGTGAGAGGATTTACGTCGTCGAGCAAAAGAGTGAGACCTATAACTTTTTCGTTGACATCGACTATAAAGATGTCGATCCCCTAGGTATTGACGATATCCATGATATATCTAAAAATATTTGTGAAACTGTTAAATTTCATGGTGGTAAAGAATGTCTCGTTTCTGTATCACCACCAAAGGTGTCTGGAGATCTAATGAAAACGGGTGTACATCTCAACTGGCCTAATTTCGTGGTTGATCAGAGTTCAGCCGTCGCACTTCGCGAACATATTCTAGTGTCTCTTTCTAAATTTAAGGGTGATAAGGACTGGAATCAAATTATTGATTCATCTGTGTATGGTGACACACGTAGGAAGACTAAAGGAAGTGGGTTTAGGATGCCATGGTCATACAAACGAGCAAAACATGAAGCATGTGGGGGTCAGGGGTGTAAGGATTGTGAACATGGTAGGGTCGATCAGTTGGCTTATCTCCCAGTTTTTATTTATAGGGCTTCTCTTGTGAGAATAAGTCAAGAACCGTCAGTTGAAATTCTTAAAATGTCAGCTGTTAGAACTGACGCACCCAGTACAGTTTCAGTGGAATCACCTTCAGTATCTATACGAGTCAAGGAGGATTCTTTTCCAGAAGATCAAACTAATAACGAAATTTATGATGAGGAATTGAAAAACAGAATCGAAACGTTTATTCGAAAAAATATGGAGGGTCAAGGGGGTGCATATCTCACTAAACTATTCAAAAACAAAGAAACGTATTTCGCGGCGACGACTTCTAGATACTGTGAAAATGTAAAAAGAAATCATAGTTCGAATCATGTATGGTTTATAATTAGTGGAAAGTTCATTATCCAGAAATGTTTCAGTCGACATGAAACTATTTTGGGACGTCGTGATGGCTTTTGTGAATACTTTTGTGGACGCCGACATCAATTGACGAGTGACATTATTGATAAACTTTACCCCAAAAAGGAGGTTATCAGTAAGTGTCCGGAAATCAAAAAAGTTGTAGAAAAACCAGAAATTAAACAGATGGACGTAAAACCAGATCTTGAAAACTTCATTAATAAGAATATGAAGTGTAACGATGATACACGTGTGGTTAATGTAACTAGGGATAAAAACAATTTTTTAGTGTTAACCACATCTAACTACTGTGAAACTATTTCTGGTGTACATGAGAATAAAACTATGTCATATATCATTACTAAAAACAAAATAAAACAAAAGTGTCCAGTATGCAAGAAAAACAACGGAAGAACTCACATCTTACTCCCTAAAATAACTAGTAAACTTCACCCTAAAGATACTTAAACAGAACAGTGTTTAAAGTATATAAATGGTAGTTAGTACTCGTTCTCGCTTTGGTAGGGTTATAAAGAAGCCCGTTCTTTATATACCAGTAGAAACTGTACTAGATGACGATTATGCTACAGATGATCACGAAGATTTTGAAGATGATTCAGTAATTGATACTGAAGATGAATATAACTCAGAAGAAGGTAGTGATGACGATTATGACGAGGACGCTGATGATAATGGTAATCTCAAGGATTTCGTGGTAGATGACGAAGAAGCGAGTGAAAGTGAGGAAGAATCAGCTTAAAAAAAACAGATTCTATATTAGAAATGGAAACTGATATTGGTAATCCTATTGAGTATAGCCCAAACCTTGATCCTTTAATTCAGGAGAAGAATGAAGATAATAAGGATGAAATGATTCAAGATCAACCATATTATTTTCATCCAAGTGAAATGAATTACCCGCAACCCCCTCCTCAACCTGGAAAATTCGACCCTTTTACTGATATTGATAAATCTACATGGATTATTGCATTTGCAGTATTTCTTTTAGGATTTTTTATGGGAAAGACGATGCAACCTGTCATACTCAGGTACACCTAATCACTTACTTAACTCTATTATACGAGTTGAAAGTTTCGTGTCAGTATCCTCGTACATGTCATTATTTACACCCTTTTGCGGATATCCACTTAACCAGTGAGTATCCGGAACAGTTGAATAAGAAACAAAGCTACCTATGTCACCATATCTAGGGGGAATTCCATCTCGCCCAAAAAGAATGGGACCCCTATGTGTATCCTCTATAAATCCATCTAAATTTGAATCCTCCTCTGTGTCGGTATCGACCGCCACTGAATCTGTTTTGTTTTTTAAATTGTAATTTGGTTTAAAAAACAAAATAAAGAAAGCCCCGACTAACAATATTGTTAGAATTATACGAAGCATTTTTATTTACTGTATATGAATATTATTTATGTAGAAGAGACCTCGGGCTCTCCTTCCTCTGTAATCTCCCCCATCTTACCATCCGTAGATGCCGCTTCATCTACACGGTCTTTCTGACGCTGTTTCATTTCCTGTGAGACAATGTCGTCAGCCTCCTTTACAAGCTCATCCATGGGAGTGTCAGGCTTTTCCTTCTTGAGCCGTTCGAGAACGTCCGCTGGGTGAGAGATAGGAGCCTCATCGGGCTTGTTGTAAAACTGAGAATTTTCATCACCGGGTAGAAATTTCCCTCCATTATCCATCATACCCTGCTTACGTTCCTGGAACATACGGGCAGCTTGAGACTGATTCTCCTTATATCCAGACATGATTTCCTCAAGCTTCTCATTTGTATAATGAACGTCTTCAATCTTAGAAGAGTCAGGGGGGATCAGTAGCCATTTATAGAGATCTACGACGTAAATATCAAACGTAGGATCCTCTTTCTGAAGACGCTTAGCGTGATTAGCTGCCTCGTCGCGGGTAGCAAACGCACCACGGATCTTAATACCAAACTTATCATTTCTTTGTGGAGCTTCAGGTCCAATAATGGA